GGACTCATGAACATCAAGTTTATAGAGGAGGAGCCATAGTGCGTAGGTCCACCGCAAAGAAATCTGATAGGAAACTTAAGGACTTCAAGTTGTTGAAAATCTCAGCAGGGATTGAAAGAGATCAGGATTGGGTACGTGTTTCACTAGGAGAACCTAGGGGGCAGTTGCGATTTTTCGCCCATTGGGGCGTCGCTGCTCCTTGGTTCGTTTACCAAGACACTCCAGATGTAAGAGCTTCCGCTATGCGAAGAGCCATGGAACTTCCCCCTAGGACCAAACAGGAACAAGCTATTGAATGGCAAGTTTTCGAAGACGAGCTCTTCAAAGATTTCCTTTTGCAACAATCGCCAATCGAATTGAGTAGTCAGGATATTGAGATTTGGATTAAAACCCAAGTCAGAGATGGACGAAAACAGGTATTGTATGGGAGATCTAAAGAAGAGGCTGATGAGTTAACGAAACCCATTGAGTGCTTTCCAAAACTGGATGAATTGACGACGAAGAGACCGAGACTCATATGTAACGTGGGTCCGCAGATCCAGGTTAAGGCAGGCCCTTATATTTCTGAAGCAATGAGGAGATTTAAGGAGATTTTTCGAGAGGTAAAGACTTTCATATTTGAAGAAGGCGGCGAACCTATATCGTACACTCTATCCGTTGGGAGTGGGCGAAATGATGTTGAATTGGGAGATTGGGCCAATAACTTGCTTGATCATCCCAGATCTATCGATATTATGGCTGCCGGAGACGATGTTATTATGAGGACGGTTTTCGATGGAGTTGTGAGATGGGTGTGCTCAGATTTTACTAGTTATGATCAGAGTCAGTCTTTTTGCGTTCTGGAAGGAAGAGAATGCGGTCCTTTAGCATTAGCTTGGAATGTTTTGCTTCTTTTGGGAGTCCCTCGGCACGTCGTGGATGCTCTTAAAGCCACGAACAAAAGACCTCTCAAAATGCCGTTCCCTTCCGCGAACGCAAGAGCTGAAGCTTATATGCAGTATGATATGAGCGCTTGGCCGATGCTGCCTACTGGAATGCCTACGACTACTTTTTCAAACACGGTTGTCACCCTAGTGTCCACACTATTTTGCACCATGATTTCTCTCTCAGAATATTCTGGAGACACTTTCGAAAAGTCTCTAGAAGAAGCGTATCTTGAACTGGGATTGAAAGCTAAAATCAATGTTTATCAAACGTTGAGTCAGTGTGATTTTTTGAAAGGCCATTTTCTTCGACATAAACAAACAGGAAAGTGGAGATGGGCTAAAGGGTTAGGTATGGTATGCAAAATGGGAAGATCCAAAACCAAAGTCGAATGCAATATCCAATATGCCAAGCTCAAGAAAGATGGGAAGATCGAAAGCCCTCAATTGTTATATTTAATTGAGACAGCGAATGCGGAAAGAAAGTTTATCCAAGTTCCGTTGTTGCGGGTTTTTGTTTCGAAATTTTCCAATGCTGACAAAACGGAAGTTTTGCCATTCTGGGAAGTTGGAGCTGGAGCAGAG